TGGGTGACGGAGTATCTTGCAGACCCAAAAGCGCAAGCGTAAAAGAGTCTCTTGACCGTATGGCAAGTTTCTGTCTAGCCACAGGAATGAGCCCAGGTGATTACAGACAACTTACGCTAGCGGAATATAGGGCTTTCATTGAAGCCCTCGAGGAAAGGTCTGGCAGATGAGTTTAGTGCTCAACGTCGAAATCCTTGGCGAGTTCAAGAAACTAACCCAGGCCACCAAAGGCGCAGGCGGCGATCTAACCAGCATGGGCAAGCAAGCCCAGACAGTTAGCAAGACCATTGGTAAGGCCTTTGCAGCTATCGGTATCGGTCTATCGTTCAAAGTCATAGCCAACGAGTTGCAAGAGGCAACCAAGGCCGCTATCGAAGACCGCAAGAGCCAGGAGTTGCTCGCGCTTGCCATGATAAACACTGGCAAGGCAACCGATGCCAACGTCGCGGCGGCTGAGAAGTCAATCGCCAAGATGCAGATTCAGGCTGGTATCGCAGACGACAGACTCAGACCCGCCTATCAGAAACTCTTTATTGCCACCGGCGACGTCACCAAGTCCAACCAGCTAATGCAAATCGCGCTCGACGCATCAGCTGCGACTGGCAAAGACCTAGACACTGTGACGCAGGCCATGGCAAAGAGCCTGGCAGGTCAAGACACCGCGCTAACAAAACTTATCCCAAGTCTTCGAGGTTCCAAGACTCCAATCGAGGACATGGCCGCAGCGTTCAAGGGCGCGTCCACAGAAGCAGCCAACCTTGACCCTTACCAGCGCATGCAGATCATCTTTGGCGAGATTCAGGAAAAACTTGGCACTGCGCTGTTGCCTATTCTTGACGACTTCGCAGCCTGGATGATGTCACCACCTGGACAGAAGCAGTTGCAGGAAATCGCTGACGCCGCTCACAGTTTGCTTACAGAATTGGCTGGCGTTGCCAAGTGGGCTATCGCTAACAAGAATTGGCTTCTACCTTTGCTCGGGGGAGTGGCTCTATTCAAGGGAACCATTGACAGCATCAACGGAATCAAGACCGCTATCGACGGTGTCACGGTCGCTATCAATGTTATGAAAGCCGCTTCGGCTACAAGTCTCTTGGCATCGTTCGGAATTGTCGGTGTTGCTGCAGCAGGTTCCGCAGCTGGAGGATATTTCCAAGGTAAAGCCTTGGCAGAACAGACACAGATTTATGCAGGCGGAAAGCGCGGCGACGCAGCATTCGACGGCTTTAGAGAAGCGTTCGGTGTGCCTAGAGTTGGCACCGTGCCAAAGGCGGGAACGCCTGCTCCTGGTGCTCGAGGCAACGTGAACATCACGATCAACACGCCTAAAGTCAACGGCCAAGACATCATCAACACCGTAAACAACGCAACCCGAAACGGCTTTACCGGCACTCTTAGAGCACTCAAGGAATAGCCATGGCCGTAATTAACAACTTCGACATAGCCACAGACCTCAAAGTCGAGATGCTACTAGCCGAAGCTGCGCGCAACGTCTTCGTGCTAGGCATCAGCCCACTAGGCGGAACCAACGTGCTAGGCGATGACGCTTCAGGCAACGTCACCTGGCAAGACCTGGCATGTGAAGTCAACGCGGTTAGCACTTCTATAGGTGGCTCAATCGCATCCAACGTATTTTTTCAAGCCGACTCAGGCAAAGCGCAAATCAGAATGCAGTCCTGGACATTCGATCCAAACAACTACCCATTCATCCGCCCAGGTGTCGAGGTTCGCATCAAAGCCAAGCGCGGAGCCTACGAGTTCATCCTTTGGCACGGAACCCTTGACGACATCAGCGTGACCTACGCGCCAGACCAGCAGAACCAAATCACGGTCAACGCCACAGACTTCTGGGCACTTCTAGTCAACCGCCGTTTTGACTTCGAGCCCACAGGCGCACTATTACCAAGCGAAGCAATCCAGTTGGCTATCGACGAAGTCGCCGCAACAGGCTTCGTGATTCCTTATGACAGTTTCAGCATCAACCCTGAATGGTATATGACCGGCACTCCGCAGCTCAACACCACCTTTGGCGCGGTGGCCGCCAACTGTTTGACCACAGGGCTAGGCTTCATCGCAATCAACCCAAGCACTGGCTACCTCGAGTATCGACCTCGAGCACAGACGGGTGGCTACGTCTACACAATCGGCAATAACCACGGCGACGCCAACCACTTGTGCATGGCAGACCTCGACTCAGCGATGCAATCCGAGCAGGTCTTCAACAGCACCCTGGTCACACAGAAATACGAATACCTGGGCGACCCAATCTTCACGCAGCTTTACACCGACCAGGACTCAATCGACCTATTCGGGCAACGCTCAGAAGACTTCACCGTCGACCTGGCAACCACAGCCGACGCAGACGCTTGGGCTGCGACCGTATTCGCACCTAAACCAATCACAGTAGTGACCAGCGTGACCACACCCGCAATCGACCGCCTGCGCGATCTCACAGAAGCAATCGAGTTCATGCCAGGCGACACCGTTAGAGTGCTTTACAGTAATGACGACATAGACATCGACACCGTTTACACCGTAACCAGGGTGCGCCACATCATCGACGTAAACAACTGGTTCACTACACTAGAAGTATGGAAAGAGTTCTAAATGGCCGGATGGTTTGACTTTGTAAATGGGCAGACGCTACCAGCGTCGAGAGTCCAGGACTACCTAATGGATCAGGCCGTAATGGTCTTTGCCGATGCCAGTGCGCGCACAGCTGCTCTCACACCGACCGCTGGCATGGTCACATACTTGCAGAGCTCTAACGACCTTTGGGTCTATAACGGCTCGGCATGGGTGCTTGTAAACCCGCCAGAACCACCTGTTGTATTCCCCGACATCATGAACCCTCTACTACTCATCGGAGCCTAAATGCCAATCAACTACAAAATCTTAGGGCAGTCACACCCTAGCGGCACAACCGAGACCGACCTTTACACTGTGCCTAGCAGCACTCAGGCCGTAATCTCGACACTCACAATCACTAACGTGACAGGCAGCGGCGCAAGTGCTCGAGTTTGGATTAGAAACAACGGTGCCACGACAGCGCACTCGAACGCGATTTTGTTCGATGTCTCAATCGGGGCTAACAGCATCGCGGCATTTACTCTTGGCCTAACGGTCGACGCGGCGGACGTCATTACCGTTCGCGGTAGCGCAGGCAATCACTTGACATTCCAACTATTTGGCAGCGAGATTACAGCATGAGCGTAACGGTATTCCCAGCGCCTAGCACCGGTGGCACACCTAAAAGCGAGTTTACAGAAGTAATCAAATCGACATCAACCTGGACAGCACCTGCTGGAGTCACAAAGGTTGAAGTCATCCTTTGCGGTGGCGGTGGTGGTGGCGGTGGTGGCTGGGCTGGATTTCAAGAACCAGGAGTCGGTGGAGCAGGTTCAGCGTTCTACGATGTCCTCACAGTCACACCAGGTACCGGTTACACAGTAACTATTGGCGCAGGTGGCGCAGGTGGCAGTAGCAACGTAAACGGCAGCACTGGCACAAGCTCATCATTCGGCGCGCTATTGACTGCTACTGGTGGCGGTGGCGGACAGCATTCTGGCGGTGGCGGCGCAAACTTGCCTTCACTAGCTGCTGGCCTTGGTGGTGGCGGTTCAGTTGGATCGTATTCAAACACTAATGAGCCAAACGCACCAGCAGGCTCACCGGGCGCATTCGGTTACGGTGGTGGCGGAAGCGGTGGAACACATTCTGCAGGTCGACCAGGCAACACCTCAAACGGCGGTGGCCGTGGTGGAGCCTATGACAGCAATGGAACCGCAGGAACGGCTAACACGGCTGGTGGCGGTGGTGGTGCAGGTGGTTCATCAGGAACCGCACGCGCCGGTGGTGCTGGTGGTTCAGGTATCTGCATCATTAAGTATTGGGCATAGGAGAGAACATGGCACACTTTGCAAAAATCGAAGCTGGAATTGTCACAGCCGTAGTTGTTGTGGACAACGCCCACGAGATGAATGGCAGCGAATACTTGAACAGCCTTGGTCTTGAAGGCAACTGGGTTCAGACTTCATACAACGCAAACTTTGGCAAGAAATTCGCTGCAATCGGTGACACTTATGTCGCATCAACTGGAAACTTTAAATCGCCTAAGCCATTCGCATCTTGGAAGTTCGATGACGACGCTTGGGCTTGGGTAGCGCCTAAAGCGTTCCCGACAGACGGCAAGAAGTATGACTGGGATGAAACCAGCAAAGACTGGGTAGAAGCCTAAAATGCCTGAGACAACCGATAGAGAGCTGCTCATCACAATCATCAAAGACCTGGCAACACTCAAGGCCGAGATGAACGGTTACAAGCAGCTCGAGCGCGACGTTCGTGAATTACAAAAGAAAATCTATTTGTTCATGGGCTTCGCCGGTGCTATCGGTGGTTCGATCGTCGCAATCGCACAGGGAGTTATGACTAATGCCTAAGCAAGTAACCGTTCAAACATTCCACCCAGCCAAGCCGTCGCGCATCAGCGACAAGTTTGGCACACACAGCGAGACTCGCAAGAAACTAGGACTTGGCCCACACCGCGGCATCGACTACGCCGTGCAGTCAGGCACACCGCTCCTAGCAATCGGATCAGGTCGCGTCAAGAACATCGGTGAGACCAGCGTGCTGGGTTACTTCATCGAAATCAGCGCACCGGTAATCGTCAAGGGCAAGCTCGAGGTCAAAATCTTCGGCTACTATCACCTGCTTGAAGACCAGTCGAAGTTTTGGAAAGTTGGCGACGCAGTAAAGGGCGGCCAAGTTCTATGCAAGTCAGGCAACACAGGCACAGCCACATCGGGCGCGCACCTACACCTAATGGCGGGCGACAAAACTAACCTGGCAACCAGCCCAGTCGAAGACCCACTAGCACTAATTG